GTGTAGAATTGAAAGTTCAATTAATAGAAGCTGAAAATGAATTAGCAGCAGTACAAGCACAAGTTGCAGGTTTTAGATCAGAACAACTAACAAATATAAATTCTTTAGAAAGAGAAAGAATAGACCTTATAAAAGAAGCTAACGAAAAAGAATTTGAGTTAGAAATGGATAGAGTTAAAAATAAGCAAATGGCAGTAAATGCTATTTCAGGTTTAATTAATAAAGAATCAGCTATTGGTAAAATAGCTTTTATAGCAAAGCAAGGTTTAATGTTAAAAGAAATGATGCTAACAGCTAAAAAAGCACTTACTGATATAGCAATTAAAAGTGCGGATTCAGGAGTTGATGTTTCTAAAGGTTTTGCAGCAACATTAAAAGCAGGTATGCCTCAAAATATACCTTTGTTAATTGCTTATGCAGCCCAAGCAGCAGGAATAGTATCTTCTATGGTATCGGCAGTTAGTAAAGCAAAATCTGCTATACCAAGCGGAGGAGGAGTAAATGTCTCAACCCCTGCCACGCCAAATGCTCCTTCAACTCCAGCATTTAATATTGTAGGCTCAAGTACCTCCAATCAATTAGCAGATATATTAGCAGGACAACAACAACAACCTATTCAAGCCTATGTAGTTTCTAATGATGTAAGTACTGCACAAGAGTTAGATCGTAATATTATTACAGGAGCATCAATAGGATAAACAAAAAAAATAAATTAAACGTTATAATAATATGAAGATAATAGAACTTATTTTAGGAGATGGAGTTTTTTCAGGTATAGAAGCTATTTCTTTAGTAGAATCTCCTGCAATAGAGGAGGATTTTATTGCTTTAAAGTCTCAAGAAGTTAAACTTGCTGAAGTATCTAGCGAGAAACGAATCTTAATGGGAGCTTTACTAGTACCAAACAAACCTATCTATCGTAAAAACGCAGAAGATGAGTATTATATTTACTTCTCTAAAAACACAATAGAAAAAGCATCTCAGCTTTATTTAATGAATGGCAAACAAAACAATGCTACTTTAGAACATCAACACACTTTAAACGGATTAACACTTGTTGAGAGCTGGTTAGTTGAGGACGAGGTACATGACAAATCCAGAAAATATGGTTTAAATGTGCCTGTAGGAACTTGGATGGGAGCTGTTAAGGTAAATTCTGAAGAAGTATGGGAGGAATTTGTTAAGACAGGAAAGGTAAAAGGATTTAGTATTGAAGGCTACTTTGCTGATAAAGCAGAAAGACCTAAAGAACCAATAAACGATTTAGAAATGGAAGCAGAACAACAACTATCTACAATTAGAACAATTATTAAAGAAGGAGAAAGAGTGGAGTTAGGTATAGTGGATGATTTAAAAAATTATATTGAATCTTTAGAAGGCTCAATAAAAACTTTAGAGGGAGACTTTCAAGTGTTTAGATCGTTAAGAAATAGAGTACAATCTGAAGCTGAAAATGGAGAGCAAAGAATAAAACAAATAAATCAAGAGCTGCAAAGGTTAAGACAAGCTGCAAAAGAACTTGGTATTGATCCAAACAGCTTTACAGAAGTAAAACAAGCAGAAAGACTATTAAATAATTTTAAAAGCCTTACGCAAGGTAGAGCAAAATTAGGAGGTTTACTTTCTTTATAGTTTAACTAATATAATTAAAAATAGACATAAGCTAAACATGAATACACAAGGCAAAGTAAATAAAAGACTATTTAGTAAAACAGAGCTAGCTACTCAAAGAATAGAGTTGGGATTAATAGATGATGTTGAATCTAAATTTGACAAAGTTACTAATGCTGTGATAGGCACAGGTACAACTTTAATTAAAGCCTTAGGAAAAGCAAGAAGCAACTATAAAGAAATAGTAAAAGGATATGAAGAAGTAATAAAACTTGGAGAAAAAGTTGAAAAAGCATCAAAAGATTTAGGAATAGATTTACCAAATGTTGTTAAAAATAAAATTGCTGATAGTAAAGAAAAAATTAAGTTAAACCAAAAACTTATTAGCAAGATTAGTGAATTAATTAGCTCATTGTAAAATATGAAAGAATTTGAAACTCCAAGTAGAACAAGTCCTAGAGGTAGTCGCAGAGCGTGTCTGTGTGAGGACAACACCTATTCAGTTAAATGCTGTAAGGGGAATATAGTAAATCAAGGCATTGGTAAAATCTAAAAATGCAAATATAAATTAATAATCGTTATAGTAATATGAAATCAACCGAAATTTTAAACAAAATTAAAACTTTCTTAGGAGATGATAAAGTAGAAGAAACAGTTGAAGAAACTCAATTAGAAGCTCAAGAAGAAATCCAAGAAGAAGTAAAAGTAGAGTTAGCACAAGCTAAACTTGAAAACGGAACAATAGTAGAATCAGAATCATTTAAAGCAGGAGACGAAATCTTTATCGTAACAGACGATGAGAAAGTAGCAATGCCTGTTGGCGAATATGTAATGGAGGATGGTAAACTTCTAGTAGTAGAAGAAGAAGGAATCATTGCAGATTACAGAGTTGTTTCTGATGATGTACCTCAAAAAGAAGATGAAATGGCAGAAGAAAAAGAGTATGAATCAGTAGATGACGGAAAAGAAGCAGCAGTTGATGACTGGGCAGGCATGGAAAAAAGAATTAAAAATCTTGAAGATGCTATCGCTGATATTAAAAGCAAGATGGGAGAAAAAGAAGATTTTGAAAAACTTGAGAAAGAAGTTAAGCAGCAATTATCAGAAACACCTGCTGCTGAAGCAATTACTCATAATCCAGAAGTAAAAAAGAGCTTTAATCTAAAGTATGCTCAAAATAGACAGCAAAATTCTTTAGATAGAGTATTAAGCAAAATGTATAATAATTAAAAACAATTAAAAAATGGCAAATCCAACTTATACCGCAGGAACTTACGCTGGTGAGTTTTCAGGTAAAATTTTAGGGGCAGCATTGTTAAGTGCATCAACTTTAGATGCTGGTGCGATAACAATTATGCCTAATGTCAGGTATAAATCTGTATTACAGGTAGGTGCTTGGGCAAATGTAGTTAAGGGAGCTAGTTGTGATTTTACAGCTACTGGCGCTTTAACTTTAACAGAAAAAGTATTAACAACAAAAGAACTACAAGTAAATGCAGAACTTTGCAAGCAAGATTTAGTTCAGGAATGGCAAGCTGTAGAGATGGGATTCTCTGCTTACGCTGAAATACCAAACTCTTTTGAGGAGTATGTAATTTCAAGAGTAGCTGCCGAAGTAGCAAACGCTACAGAGACTTCTATTTGGGCTGGTGCTTCAGGAGCTGATGACTATGATGGTTTTCAAGCTCTTGCTCTTGCAGATGGAGATGTAGTAGATGTAACTGCTTCAGCAATAACTTCTGCAAATGTAATTGCACAAATGGGTGCTGTAGTAGATGCTGCAAGTAAAGCTGCTTTAGGAACTGCTGATCTTACTCTTTATGTATCAACAAATGTAGCTAGAGCTTATATTAGAGCTTTAGGTGGATTTGGAACAAGTGGTCTAGGTGCTGCTGGTATTGATAATAAGGGAACATCTTGGTATTCTAATGGAAATCAATTAACATTTGAAGGTATTCCAGTTTTCGTAGCTAACGGAATGGGTAACAACAAAATGATGTTAACTCCTAAATCTAATTTATTCTGGGGAACTGGCTTAGCTGACGACAGAAATGAAGTAAGATTTATTGATATGGCTGATAAAGACGGAAGTCGCAATGTAAGAGTTATCATGCGTTGGACAGCAGGTTGTCAAATCGGAGTAGGAGCTGATTTAGTTTACTATTCATAATAATTAAAGGGGTAGTTAACCCTACCCTTTTTATAATAAATAATTGTTAGCTGAAACGCTAACTAATTGAAAATCAAATACTTATGGCGTGTGTATTAACAAAAGGTAGAAAAGTACCCTGTAAATCAGGAGTAGGTGGCTTGAAGTCAGTTTATTTTGCTGATTTTGGCACTTTAGGAGCTATTACTATTGCTGATTTTGAAATTTCTGCAATAGCAGGTTCGCCTACTTTATATCAATTTGATTTAAAAGGCAATTCTACAATGGAAACTAGTGTTACAAGCTCTCGTGAAAATGGTACTACATTTTACGAAAGTACATTAACTTTAAATTTTACATTCCAAGACAGACATACTCAAGAAGAAATAAGACTTCTTGCTATTTCAAGACCTCATATTTGGGTTGAGGCTTATAGTGGTCCAGCAGGAAGCTCTTATTATTTAATGGGTAAGGTTAACGGATGTGAGTTAACGACAGGTAATTTTTCTAATGGAGCAGCAATGGGAGACCTAAATGGTTACTCATTGACATTTACAGCACAAGAAATGGCTGCACCAGACTTTACAATTTCAACAGTTGTAACAGGAGCTAGTCAAGGTTCTCAAATAACACCTAACTAGGAATTTACCTTATTTCAAAAAAATCAAGGGGTATGTTAATCGTATCCCTTTTTTTTATATCTTTGTTATAGTGTTTTCATAATTTAGTTTAGAAGGGAGGTTTTAATACCTCCTTTTTTTATACGCAAAATATAAAGTTTATTCGTTATATTAGTATGATACATTTAACGACATCAGCTTCTAGTCAAACAATGAAGATAATTCCAAGAAGTTATGCCTCTAGTGTTAGTATGATTTTAAGAGACGATTCAACTAATACCTCCACAACCTATAGTAGCATAAGCACTTCGACAGACAAAAATTATTTAGTAATTGCAAAGGCTTTAAGTCCTGTTTTAGTTGAAGGTAGATTTTATGATATGACAGTTAAAGAAGGTGCGAATATAATTTATAAAGATAAAATATTTTGTACTAATCAAACTGTAGATCAAGCAAATAACGATTATTACACTATGAATAGTGGAGAATACACTACAGAAGATAGTTACGATAACGATTATATTATAATATGAAAAATAAAACTGAATTAAGTATTGTTAATTTAAGTACTTATACTTCTCCTGTAGTAAAAGAGGTAATGGGTAAAGAGTGGATAGCATTTGGAAAAAATAATGACTATTTCCAATATTTAATAGACCGCTATAATGGAAGTCCGACCAATATGGCTATTATAAACGGAATCTCAGAGATGATATTTGGAAAAGGCTTAGATGCTACTGATTCTAATAGACGACCAGACCAATATGCAATGATGGTTTCATTATTTAGAGATGAAGTTGTAAGAAGGCTATGTTCTGACTTAAAATTAATGGGTCAATGTGCAATGCAAGTAATTTATTCAAAAGACAGATCAAGAATTGTAAAAGTTGAGCATATTCCTGTTGAAACATTAAGAGCTGAAAAATGTAACGAAAAAGGAGAAGTACCTGCTTACTTTTATTTTAATGATTGGTCTAAGTATAAAAAAAGTAGTGAACTAAAGCGTATTCCTGCTTTTGGTATGTCTAAAGAAGGACTAGAAATAATGTATATTAAGCCTTATAGAGCAGGATACAAGTATTATAGTCCGCCAGATTACGAGGGTGGTACGCAATATTGTGAGTTAGAACAAGAAATATCTAACTATCATTTAAATAATATAATGAATGGTCTTGCTCCAAGCATGTTAATTAACATGAATAACGGAAC